AGACCTTTGAGGCCAGTCATAAAGGACTCAGAGAGTTCCCCTCTGATTCCCGACTCTACCTGAAGAGCATTCTCTTCGATCCACTCAGTCGCAACGTAGTGTAGGTAGTTGTCTACTCGCTCTTGAAGCGTAGTCTTAAACTCAGAAACTTCTTCTTCAAGTTTCTTAGCAAATTGTGCTTCAAGGGATTCTTTTACGGTAACAATCTTAGACTTTACAGTCGCTTCAAAGATTGTACGTGCTTTCTCTTGGAATGTGTCAGATAGTTCTTCACCTTCAAACAATGCTTTCACATCATCTGTAAGGTCAACATCAATCTCTTGAACTTCTTCCACAGTTTCGGACTTCTCTTCAGGTGCTTCTGATACAACCTCTTCAGGTTTTTCAGCTTCTTCGTTAGCACCTTTACCGTAACCACTGGACTTTAGTCCAACGGCTCCGAGAGGACCATCTTGTTGAACTGTACCTGCAGTCCCTTTAGTTTGTACATCGCCAGTCTGAGCAAATGCAGCATTAGGTGTTTTCAACTTAGCTGAGTTGTCAGTTGACTTGTAGTTCGTAGGTGTAGGTCCACCTAGATCTTCGATGGGTGCGTTATCGGGTACATAATTTGGAGTGGTTGCTTTAGGCTCCGCAGGTTTAGCACCTTTGGTTACCTGGTTCTCCATTTCATGTAGTTCGCTATTAGATGCGGTCATTTTTACCAGTCCGTTATTCCTGAGAATTTCTTTTATTATTTATAGAATTATAGATCCCGTAAGAACTTAGAGAACAAAGCAAGCTTATGCTCTTCAAGTTTTTTCTGATCTACGAGGGTATTTATTGTCTTTTTGACTTGCTCTATTTGCTTTTCACGCAGAACAGAACCTTCCCATACCCACTCTTTACCTTCCATAACACCATCTACAAAAGCATCTGGTGCAGAGGGATCTGCTACTATATCAGCAGCAGTTGCTAACATAAAGTCTTCTCCAACATAAGAGACACCTTCATGTTGACTAATAGATCCCATACCCCTAGATGAAACACCTAGTTTTACACCATCAGCAAGAAGCGATTCTGCTATCTTACCCATAGGTGTTGAAAGGATCTGTGCTTTACCCATAAAATTATTACCCTCTTGTGTAAGAGAAACAATCTTATGTGACACACGGTCTAAGTTGATCTGTGGACCATCGGGGTGACCCAACTCTCCAAGAGCACGACCTTTAGATACAAACTCATCACTATATCTCTTGACTTCTTTTACCATAGTCTGAATAGGATAGCAACGCTTATTGCGATTGACTACCTCAGCCTGTAAAAATGGTCCTGAAATATACAGAGTCTTCTTGCCGTCCTTTTCCTCGGTAAGAATATCAACTGATTCAATTTCTTCTGAAATTAACTTCATCCTACTCCTACCTCGTTTAAGTGCAATGTGCATCCTGATGCTGTCTCAGGTGCTAGTCTAAAGATCACCGACTTAGATAATGTTGCAGTGCCAGTGAAATCTGCTAGTGCAGAACTGTTGGCATTGACTGTAATAGTTTGCTTATAATCATTCCACTGTTGTGGTGCTGACTTAGCAGTAACTTCTACATGAGCAATAAGTGTATTCCATGCACCTACTGCTGCTCCTGTCAATGTAACATAGTCACCGACTTGGATCTTACTATCAGTATGATCTACAGTAATAACAGCAGATGCTGCTTTACTTATTGCCGATACTGGTGCGTTAGCAGGATGTCCATATCTGTAAAGGAAGTCATCTCCCTTTGCTACATGGAATGATCCAACACCTGCTTGGTTTGCTGTATTACAAACCGCAATGTGTCCTGCTGCTTTGTCGTCTGAACAAACAACATACAATATTCCAGTCTTTATAACTGAAGCACTGGTAACAGCAGATGTGGCATTTGCACTAGACAATTCACCATAGTCTGTAACTAATGATAATGGTTGTGATGCACTCATTCTTCCGTTTCCGTTGTAGGTTCTTGTTCAACTTCAGCGTTTGCTTCAGGTTGCTCCACTTCAGCTTCAGGTTCTTCTGGTTTATCACCAAATATACCAGCCGCAACTTGTGGAGTAAGTTTATCAACCATGTCGGCAGACTTAGCATACGCTAAAGACTTTATAGCATCTTGGATCTCCGATGCAGGAGCATCCGCTATAATCATATCGACTAGTTCAGTTGAATCCATAATCAGTAAAAACGCTTGTATTTATTTATATCTTGGCTTTCTTGATGTTTATTTCAGGTGACTTTGCTCCATTACCAGGTGCTTCAGGTTCCTTAGGAGTTTTACCTAAGTTAGTTTTAGCACCACCACCGTTACCATTACCATTAGTCTGTGGCATCTCTGCTTCTATACCTGCTTGCAACATCATATTTTGTTGCTCTAATGGAAGACCTGTACCCATTGCATTCTCTTCTTCCATCTCTTGCGTCATCTCTTCTATCTCTTCATCAGTCTGACGTAAGACTTTACGCTTGACATAATCTCTAGAATAGTATGTACCGATATATGGTTCAATAGCAACCATGATGTTTAGACGTTCAGTCATCAACTCATGATCTTTTAGTTCTGCAAAATGATTGTCATACACATAGTCAAACTGTATGTGCTCTGACATCTTAGCCCAATCTTCTGGGGTGACAATGTTCTTTAGAACCAATTGTGTTTTCAATAGATCTAAGAAGAGACCACTAAATCTCTTTCTCAACCTACCAACAAACTTACTAAACATAAGTTCGTCACGTAGAATCTCAGAAGATCTACCTAAGTTGAATCCACCAGTATCACCAATACGTGACTCAGGTACATTTAATGCACGGTAGAGTTTCTTTTGGAAGTACTCGATGTCTGTAAGTTCGCCAAGATTCTGTCCACCTGGGAGCGTAGAGATTTCAGTTCCTCTACCGCCTTCCCTTCTTGGTAACCAGAAGTCTTCGAGCATTGACATGAACTTCTTGTCATCTTTTATTTCTCCTGTATTTGCATCATATACGAGTTTGTTTCTATAGCGACTCATTACATCACGTAAGTATTGTTCCGCTTTTACCTTTGGAAGATTACCAACGTCAATGTAGAATATTCTTCTTTCTGGTGCTCTTGATAATCTGTAGATAACAAGAGAGTCCTCGATCATTCTCAACTGGTTGAGACCCTTGATTGCCTTATGTAAGTATGATAATGTTAGTTTTTTATTTCTATCTACTAAACCAGAATGGACATGAGTTATAGCATCCTTTGCTATTCTTACACCCTTACCAGCAACAGAACCATATCTCTGTGCCATACCTTGCGGATAATAGGTATAAAATTCTACTACTTTAGCATCTTTGTTTATAGTTGTCTCACCTGCATAGGGTAAAACTGGAATACCTTCAGCACCTTTAGCACCCTTCTCATTCTTGGGTTGGATCCTCATCAATTTTATCTTGAGAGCATCAATAAATCTTAGTTCCTGAATACCTTCATCAGGTTTCTTCATATCAATAACTTTATGATAATGAAGTCTACCGTCTACGTACCAGTTACGAAATATCTCATGAGACTTACTATCAAAATCAAGTAAATCTTTTACACCTTTAAACTCATCTCTTATTACTTTTCTTAGACTATCACTAACACTAAGGTTATCTAAATTTATCTCTACTGGAGAATCATTTTGATCAGATACTATTGCCTCATTGACAACGTGTTCAATAGCAGTATCACACTCAGGGTGTAATGCCATGTCACGATATCTTTTTATAATATCAAACTCAGTACGGAAAACACCTTCTATGTCTACATACTGCCCATAAAAACCTGTAGACAAGTAATAGTCAGCCCCGTCCTCATTATTTTGAGGAACAGGACTGACTATGCCTTTAGATTTCTTTTGGTCATCCTCAATGGAGAATCCAAAAAGCTTGGCCATAATATCAGTTTACCTTTATTGTCTTATTTATTATACCACTAAACGACAGAATTACCGCCACTTGCATTATATGCTTCCCAGTACTGGACTTGCCACGTTACTTGGAATTCTTCAATAGTATCTTGTGTATCGTAAGATAAGTCTAATGCACTTACGTTAGATGGCCAACAACCCTTCATCTTATAACTTCTGAGTACAGATAGTTTAGCAGAGTTATCTAGTCCAGAACTATTCTGATCACCTATTGGAGATCTTCCTAACTGACTGACTGTAAGATCAGCCATGTATGCACTAGGTTGAATAGTACCAGATCCGTCTGATACTTTGATAATGAAATTAGCCCAACGTTCAAATGCTTCTCTTAGTAAGAAGTCACCGTCGTTGATTACAGTAATTGTCCAAGGATCGAACCTTCTATCTCCAGCAACCTTGAGTTGTCTACCTCTGAAAGGAACAACAACTTCAGCAACGTTTGATGCAGGTAACTGAGCACCCTTGATCAGCATCCTGAAGTCATCTCCTCCAGGACCAGCTTTGCTTTTGTCAACCTCAAGTGTTTCTGGGAATGCTAAAGATACCTCAAATAAATTGGGTCGAGCACCACCCTGTGCTAATCTGTTCTTGAAAGAATCTATCGTTCTTTCATTATTAGGAACTGAAAAAATGTTTGCGTCTAATGCCATAATTGTGGGGGTCTCCTATTACACAGTTCCTACAACTTCACTGAAGGATACTCCAGTGCGTGTAGCTACGAAAGTTAGTCCGATGAAGTTAATCGAACGTGCTGGTTTGACATAAATGTCAGCAAGGAATTCATTACGATCAATAGCGTCAGGGGTGTTATTTGATTCATCACAAATAAGTAGGAAGTCTTGAATTCCTCTCTTTGCCTGAACATCACGTAAGAATGGTTCAACAACGTTGATGAAGTTTGACCTTGTAGTCACATCGTTGAGTTCAAACAATGCTGCTTTGGCAGCATTTTCAATTGCTTTCTCGATTGTAATGAATAGTCTTCTTACGTTGATTCTATCGAATGCAGACTCGTATGAGAGTCCTGTCTTGTCACCGAATAGAATTACACCTTGACCAGCTTGAGATATAACTGGGTTTATTCTTTGAGAATAAAGTCTATCTCTGGAATCTTGACCAGGATTGAATGCTAATTTTACTGTGAAGTTTAGACCACCTCTTGCTGTACCAGCAGGTGAGAACCAAGGGAACTGATCTCTATCAGTTCTAACCATCAATCCAGCAATGTCACTGGACATGGGCATATAGATAAATTTCTTATTGAATCTATCGTATACGTACTGATAACCAGAATCAAATACTGCGTATGATGATGAAGTTACTGGTGCAAAGAATGATAGAACATTGTCTAACTGGTCTGTAGCACTAGCAACGTTGACTGTTGCATTTCTGTGAGGAGAAATAACAGCAACCGTATCCTTCCTGCCTTCGGCAATCTGGATCATCTTATTTGCTTTTGCTTGCTCTTCTTCCTTTGTCTTATGAGCAGATCCTTGAAGTAAGAATCTAATGTCACTGTCTACTGGATCAGCAAACTTATCGTAACCATTCAGAAGGTCACCTAGTGGTGCATCAAATAGTCCAACACCTGTGTAATCTTTACCACCTGTTAGAGTGTAGACTTTGTTACCGATAGATGAGAACTTGAGGTCTTTTGCTTCTTGACCCCATGCTCCAGCATTATCTGTTACAGCAACGTAACCGCTACTGAATCCAGATGGTAATGGTTCTGTACCCCAATAAGTGTCAGTACCTGTAACTGGAGAAGCACCTGCAAAGATAAAGTCTGAATTATCTGCAATGAAATCTTTATAGTAGATAGATCTACCACCAGATTGAACTACATCCTTTCCTTTAGATAAGTTAGAATGTTTCTCTAAAACAGATCCTACATCTCCTGTAACACCGCCACCTGCATCAACAAGCACAATGTGAAGAGCATCGTTTGCTCCATCTCTCTTAGTGACATAATCATTTGTTTGTGGTTTATTCAATACCGCCTTCCAAGGAAGCGTAACGATATCAGAACCACCGTCTGCCACACTTGTCAGAATATTTTGTGCTGTATACCAATCACTTATAGTACCAGCAGCAGGAGTAAATCTATTTCCTACGTTATCCGTACTTGATGAGTTGATACCAACTAAATTACCAGTTCCAGTTTTGAACTCTAACTGAGAACCTTCTTGATAATTTACGAGAGTTTCTACACCCCCAACAACTTTACTTACTACTCGAACATCTATTGTTCCAGCACCGATGTTAGAGATAATACCTTTCAGCATTCCAGTTGCGGCTGCTGTTGTACCAACACCGACTGTAACACCTGTTAGAGTTTGTGTAACACCATAACCAACTGCCCAGTTAGTTGTGGTAACACCTGTAATTGTTTGGTCAGCAGCATTATCGATAATTGCTACTTTTACATTCTCTGCCCAGTAACCTGGGTTTCTAGCAGAAAAATACCAAGTGGTATCGTCTGCCTGATTGTTTACATAATCTTCGTAGCTATCTACTCGAAGACTATTTAAATTTGCTTGACCTGATGCAGCGTTTGCTGTGTTTAGATCTCCACCACCAACACGGACAACATCTAACTTACCACCATATGATAAGTAATGTGCTGCACCATACCATGCTTCGTAATGGAAGTCAGTTGTTCCTACACCTGGTTCCCCAAATGTGTCAACTAACTCTTTTTCATTATTAATTCTGGTTATCTCATTGACAGGCCCTTTACGGAAAGGAGCAGCAATACCACCAACGACGT